CCATATACCCATTAGATACCCCTCATTTGTTGTATTCCTTTATCGTAGTCAGCTTGTAATTTTGATTGTTGTTTTTCCATCCAACCGTATTCAGTTGATATTACAGATAGTCTTGCCTGTACTTCATTTGAAAATCCAGTAGCTTGTGATAAAAAATTTGAAGCTGTACCAAGATAAGATTGAACAGCCTGAGCTTTAGAAGAAACAACAGAACTACGAGATTGTACTTCATTAGAAAAACCTGATATTTCAGCTTGTAAAGCTCCTATCGCTGCATTCCAATCAGCAATATGAGCTTGAGCTATTGATATATCAGTCTGTATAGCTGATATAGTAGTTTGAGCTTGTTGAACTCTTGAGGCTGCTAGTTCTGTGTCCTCATTTTCTAATTGAGCATCTATATCAGATAAATTAGCAACTAAATCGTAATTTGCATTTGGAAAATCACTATTTATATAACTAATAGCTCTATCTAAAGCATCATTAACTTTTGCAAGACCCTCACCTGTTTCATATTGACTTTGGTCACCAAATAATGCTGGGTCGTCACCATCTGCTCTAAATTTGTCAGCTGCAGTATTGATAGCATCTACTGCTGTATTCATATTACTACTTCCAGAGGCTGTATCGGTAAATGTTGCTATTTCAGCAGACTCTGTTTTAGCTAAACCTATTTCTGTACCAGCGTTTCCTACTGCTGTTTTGATTGCTGTTAATGCTGTTGTAATATCTGAATTACCAGACTTAGCAGCTAAAGCATTTTGTAAAGCTTTTACTGATGCATATAATGGAACTAAATATTCATATTCAAGAGGAAACGAAGTAACAGAGTCATCCATAGAATCATGACTGTAAGATACACTTGGTCTGTTAATTTCTAAATATTTACACGCTCCACTTGCGGGTAAGGCATTTATCTTACCGTCGTATATATAAAATACAGGGTCTGTAGCCGTTGCAACTTCCATATGAGATGAAGCAATTCCAGAACTATCAGAAGCTCTAGTTGCTAGATTTGCAGGTATTTCTCTACATGGTTCTCCCGCTCGTGTAACAGATAATACAATACCAGACTTCAATACTTTACCTTCACTACCTACAGCTGCGCTTGTAAACGTATCTTCTGTAGCACATTGATATTTCAAACGTGATGGCATAGAGTTAATTACATCTATTGCTCCATCGGATAGAAAGTCACTCAACTCTGTCTGAGTAGGAGCACTACTACCATCAATACTTAAACTTGTTAAAGCTTCAACTTGAGCTTCAAATGTTTGCATTTATCGTTTCTTTCTTTTCTTACGTGTTTTAGCTGCTTGTTTAAACGCTTTTGCAGTTGGAGCTCCTTTTGTTCCTGGCTTTCTCATTTTTTCACCAGAACCTGCCTTAATACGTCTCCTTTTTGCGTGTATGTTTGCGTATAAACCTCTTTTTTTCTTAGCTTTTCTTCTAGGCATTATTTAACACTTCCATCTTCTTCTTGCTTGTCTAATACGTGAATTAGGGTTGTTTCGTGTTTTTTTTGAACTTCTTTTCAGTTGTCCTAATGAACGAGCACAATACGATTTACGTCTTTTAGCCGCTTTACTACCTTTTTTAACTTTACCAGTTACAGCAGTTTTAAGTTTAGAGCCTGGGTTTGCTCGTCTATAGGCTTTTACACCCTTACGAGTCATTCCAGCTCCTTTTTTAGTAGGACGGTAGTTACCACCCTTACCAGTAGTACGTCTTATTGATTTAGCTCGTTTTCTAGGCATTAACTATACCCTCTTTTTCTTTCACTTACGTTTTTTGCTGGCTTTTTTCTTTTTGCGTTTTTTGGTTTTCTTCTTGCCGTAACTTCTCCCCATACCGTATGCCATTATCATACTCCTTATCTTGATTATACCTATTTCTCGTTCTACCCCTAAAAGTCTTTAAACCTTTTCCAAAACTCATAGTGGTTTTACTCCTAACTGTTTCAATCTATCATTCATTGTGTTATTCGCCATTTTATTTGAACTTTGTTCTACAGTCATAGAACCAACTTCAACATCAGTGCGTTTTGACAAATTTCCACGCATCCATGAATTTGTTGTAAATTTTGGTGCATGAGCTCGTTGTCCACATTCTTTACAATAAAACCATCCTCCTTCATTAGGATGATTACAATGTTGACAATTATTCACTAAGCCCCACCAATAACAACAGTAAGTATTCTATCTCCACGTAGTTGTGTATGTGTAATAGATAGAACTTTGTTATCTGTTGAATCTAAAGTATCAACATAATCTTTGATATCTCTAGCCATCGTACCAACACCACCAGTTTCATCGCCTGGATTTGCTGGGTGGATAAACACTTTACATTTTACATTACTATAGACTGCCATAAAATCTCCATATTAAATCTTTAGGATTTTTGGGGCTAAACCTTTATACGAATAGCCCCACAGTATCCAAAACTGTTAACCCTTATTTATTCGGATTATTAAGCAGAGGCTGACTCTACAAGTTGTGCAGTACCAATTGCTACTGGAACATATCCAGATAGATGCCAATTAACACCATCACACATGAAAGTTAGTCTCGTTCCTTCAACAGATTGTCCAGCTGAACCATCAACTGTTATTTTAGATAATCCGTCAAAATCATCAACAGTGCTGTTAGCGGCACCCGCTACAACATATCCATAAATATCAGTTGCATCTGCTCCTGTAGTTACAATAAAATCTGCATCATCGTCACAATCGACTGTGAAACAGAAATCATAACTACAACCTGCGATATCATCTGAAGCTGTTGGTAACGTTAAAGTGACGTTATTATCAACAGCTGACATATCTACTGCAAATAGAGTTCCAGACTCAGATGCAAGCAATGTTCTTGTTACAGCTGATTGGTTGTCTATTTTAGCAAACGCCTTTTCTCCAGTTTGATAACTACCGCTATTGACTTCTAGTGAACTACTTCTTGCCATATCTATACTCCTTATAAGTCTTCGATGCTATACATCATGTGAGACTCAGGTAGACATACTTCAAGACCAGCTTCAGTTAGAATCATGTCTTTACGAAGGTCTTCATCGTCAGATTGTACATTAGTCGTAATAAACGTATCACGATTAACACCGTTTCCAACTAGAGGACGATAGTAAACTTTGCTCATATCAGCAAATAACATAAATCCACTTGAAATACCACGGAACAATGGTTCCTTTACAAGGTGTAAAGTTCCATGAATGGTTTCGATAGTCATGACTTTGTGTCCAAAAGCGCCTTGTTGAGTAGTCATGTCTTGTCTAAATGGTGCATTACTATGTCCCATTGAAGCATCCATAAATGCGCCATCACCGAGTTTGTTAAAGAAAGTAATTACAGGTAAACTAGCAAGACAAAGTCTGTCTCCACTACCACCTCTTGCTGGGTCGAATACAACTTCTAAGTCAGATAGTAACTGGTCGTAAGTTAAGTTAGCAGAGGTTAAAGAACGTAAATACGCTTTACCTGATGTATAACTTAAATCACCTGAATCAGTTGCATCTGAGTTAACTAGAATATGTCCGATTAGACCTTCAGTAAATTGAATGTTGCTCTGACGTGCTTTTTGTGAAAACAACATAGCTCTTTCAATATCAACTTTATGTTCACGCAATTTCATTGACCAAATACGTTCCCACTCATTTGGGTAACCTCTGTATTTAGTTGCAATTGCTGTGTTGGTCATTTCACACGCAGTCTTAAAGATTTGTGTGTAACCATAGTTATCATCAATTTGACTTGAAAAAACGTCAGGAGCTCCTGTACCTTCTGCAAAAGAAGTTCCAATAACTTGACATCTGTCGTTATTTTTCAGTTTGTTGTAGTCAGTAC